ATATGATGACGGACAGTTTTATTAATTTTGCTAAAACTGGTAAGTTTAGTTTTAAAAGTTTGGCTAATGCTATTATTGAAGACATTGTTCGTATCGAAATTCGTATGCGTTTAATGCAAGTTGCAGCATCAGAAGGTGGCTTCTTGTCGATGGCTAAGTCTTTCTTAGGGTTCGGTGGAGCTAGCAGCGGTTCAGGAGGCATTTCTCCAGTGGCTGGAGGAGGTTCTTACTCATTAAGTGGCAGTGGAGTTAAACTTGGCGGCCTAGATGCTAAAGGTCATGCATATGACGCTGGCGTAAGAATGTTTGCCAAAGGCGGTACTTTTAGCAACGGTATTGTACATAGTCCAACTTTATTTAAGTTTGCACAAGGTACTGGATTAATGGGCGAAGCAGGACCCGAAGCCATTATGCCCCTAAAGCGTGATAGCCAAGGAAACCTTGGAGTTCGTACTAACCAGCAGCAACAAAGTGTTGAAGTAGTTGTTAACAACTATGGAAGCGAAAAAGCGACTACTAAAGAGTCTGTTAATAATCGTGGTGAGCGTAAGATTGAAGTTGTTATTGGTGACGCAGTGGCTGGAGAGATTTCTCGCCCAGGAAGTGCTGTTCAACAATCCCTATCCTCAAACTTTGGTAATAGACCCGCTGTAGCAAGGAGATAATTTATGGCAATTGCAACATGGCCAACAGCCAATAATTTTCCACAAACACCTCAAAAGGGTTTCACAGAGTCCGTTGGAGTGAATGTAATTCGCTCCAACATGGATGCTGGACCAGCTAAACAGCGTCGTCGTGCAAGTCGTCCAAATACTATGGACTTGAGTTTTATTATGACTACCGCACAAACAGCTACATTAGAAACATTTATTAAAGATACACTGCTTGGAGTAAAACGATTTAGTTTTCCTCATCCAAGAACAGCCGCAACAGTTGAAGCACGAATTGTCCCTCAAAGTGAGGGAGAGTTCTTTCGTTTACAATACTTAGCTCCAGGTTACTGGCAAACATCATTAAAGTTTGAAATATTACCATGAGTAGATTAAATACGTTATCACAATCAGCCATTAAAGCTATGTTCTCATCTGAAACAGATGAGCAACTAATAATGTTATTAACTATTTATGATCCTCAAGGTTCTACTGATCCAAGCGCTTCTACAATACCAATTAGACTAGCAGATAACTATACTAAAAGAATTACCGCGACTACAACAGATAACTCCATTATAACAACGGATGACGATGTTATATATGGAGTTACAAGCCGTTCAAAAGATTTTATATTTGTACCCATGGTCTTAAACTTACCTGGTGAGCAAGAAACTGGTGTAGGAGAGTGTTCTATTACATTTAACTATGTAACTCCAGAAGCTGTTCAACTTATCCGAACACACTTATTTTCAAGAACTAAAGTTTTAATTGAATTAGTTCTTTCTGGTAATACTGATTATGTTGAAGCCAGCTTTGCAGAATTTTATATTGTTAATGCCAGCTATAATGCTGAATCTATAAATTTAGATTTAAGTATGGTAAGTTATAACAAAGAACCATTTCCAAGTTTTAACTTTACACCTAGCTATTTTCCAGGACTATTCTAATGAATTATGATAAATATATTGGATTACCATATCTAGAAAATGGCAGAACTGAGGCTGGAATTGATTGCTGGGGATTGGCTCGCGTATTTTATCGTGAGCAGCTTAATATTGATTTACCAAGCTATACTGATGAGTATAATGGTAGTCATGACCCAGCAGTTATTGAAGCTATTAGTCGTTATCGTGAAAACTGGGAAAAAACCGATACACCAGCTATTGGGGACTTGTGTCTTTTCAATATTCTTGGTGAGCCTACTCACGTCGGTATATACGTAGGTAGCAATAAATTCTTACATAGCCGCGAAGGTCGCGACTCTGTTATTGAAACTCTTGATAGTACCAAGTGGAAAAATAGATTTCAAGGGTTTTACAAGTACACAACTAAACCTCAAGTTCAGGTTGTTGGTGCCCCACATCCACTAAAAATTAGTGCGTTCCAAGACTGGACAGCAGCAGGTACTACTGTTGAAGATGCAGTAAACTTTATTAAACAAAAATACACAGTAGGCAAGCGACTTTCTGAAAAGATGGTTGTTATGGTTGACGGTATAGTTATACCACAAAAAGATTGGGCAACCACTGTCTTACAAGAAAATCAACAAGTTAGCTATAAAGCAGTAGCTGCTGGGCGTGACGCTGTCCGCATGCTTTTAGTAATTGCATTAATTGTTGTTACCATTGAGTTTGGCCCTAAAGTAGGTAGCTTTATTGGTACAGAAACTGGTCTATTTGCTGCTGGTGGAACAACTGCTAAAGTAGTCGGAGCAGTATTAGTTAATATGGCTGGACAAGCTCTTATTAATGCAATAGCGCCAATTCGTTCAAATACTCAAAATGATCCTGGCAGTGCCCAATCATTAAACCTATTTACAGGTGCTAGTAACCAAGCTAATCGCTATGGAGCGATCCCAGTTATTTTAGGTAAAGTTCGTTTTACTGGTATGCTTGGTGCTACTCCGTATGTTGAAACTTTATCTAATACTAGTATTCTAAATACAGCTATTATTTGGGGATTTGGCCCACTAGATGTTTCACAAATTTGTATTGGTGGTAATCCCATTGAAAACTATTATGATGGTTTACCTGATAGTGCGCCACGCCCTGTTACTTTAACTGGATTAGCAGAAGAATCTACTACTGATTTTGACAAATTATATGGTCGAGACGTTGAACAACAGTATTTTAACTTAGAGTTAGTAAATAATATAACGGATGGCAATGCTTGGAGAGAAGTTACTCTTGCACAAGATTGTGATGCGATTGATATTGCTTTTACGTTTCCAGAAGGTATGCGTAAAATTAATACAAAAACTGGTGCCGTAAGCGAAACTACTTGTCAACTTGAAATTCAAACTCGCCCATATAGTGCTCTATCATGGGATACAACTACTGCCAATTCTACTACATTAGGCGTATATAAACTAGGTAATGCAGATGCCATTACACTAGACACGCAAGCTTATACTAGTATATTAACCCCTCCTTCAGATGTTAGTAGCGAATATATTTTATATCGCTATTCAACTTTTTGCATGAGTCCTACTGGTGGTATTGCTCGTTTTGATGGGGCCGTAACAGATCTCTTAGGTCAAGACGCTAGTGCAGAATTACAGCGAGAATACTCCAATACAAGTTATACCAGCTTACTAGGCATAGACCATACTTGGAAATATTTACCAACTATACCTAGTGGACATTTACCTCTTTACACTATTTTTATTAATAGTGGTGGAGCATATCAAGAAGTAACTAACTATCTTGATACTTATACTGGTAAGCGTGGATTAACATATAGTATTGTACCTGTTGAACAAACATGGAGTGATGGAGATTGGCTAGATTCTCTTACTAAGAAAATTAAAATTGAAGCTGGCGTAGTATATGCACAGAATTCAACAACAGTAGTACAAGGAGTAGAACAAACAATCTGGACTACTCGTAGTGCCAAAGTCGAAACAGAAATTATAGCTAATAGAATAAGAACTGCTAGTAATGGGTTATGGTGTAATTTTTTAAATACTTATGGTATTTGGGCAGGCAGTGCTACTACAATAGGATATCGGGGAACCCCCTGGACTTATACAGAATCAAATATATCTTTTCCTGCTAATGGAGTATACTCACTTGAAGCTGCTGCTGATGATGAGGGTGAAATTTATATTGATGGAATACTAATAGTAACTATTCCAAAATATGGTTATAGTAGCACTATTACGGAAACAATAAAGTTAACAGCAGGAAATCATACTATAACTTTAGTTGGTAGAAATCTTGGGGGTGATTCTGGTATTGCACTAAAAGTTACATATACACCAAATGGCAAATTAAACATACCAGCAGCTCCAAACAATATTATAACATATGGTACTGAAGGGATTAGTAAACTTAAAAAGGATGCTTTTAATGATGTTTATTCGCTTGAAAACTTAATACGTGGAAGATACCAATTACGTGTTAGACGTTTAAATAGTGATTTAACAGAAGATGAAACTGATCAACACAAATACCATAAAGCATTTTTAGTTAATGTAACAGGATATGATAGTCAGCAAAAACCTCTAGTAAATCCTCCAGGATGTTATTTAGCAAAAACTGCTGTTCGTATACAAAGTACTAATAAAGTAAATGGTAATGTAGATGGTATAAATGCACTAGTTCAGACCCGTACATGGGACTGGGATAGAACAGCAAATAAATGGATATTTAGAAGTACAAATAATCCTGCAAGTTTATTTGCTTATGTATTAATGCATAGAGCTAATGCTTTTAGGATTACAGATATTGATAATCTTGATGTTGCAGGTTTACAAGAATGGCATAACTTCTGTAACCCCGTCCCAATAGTTACACAAGCAGGTAGTTTAGTTGTTGGCAGATGGTATACTGTTAAAACTATAGGGACTACAGACTGGACTGCTATTGGCGCA